GTAACAGTTGACTTAAACGTGAAGATCAACTGCGAGAACGTGTATTCCTGGTAGTTGGATGCAATCTGACTTAGCCAAGGGAACGTTCTCTCCAGTGCGGGGTTGAGCCCGTACTGTTGGTTTTGGAAGAAACCGGGCGCGTCAGCGCCGAAGATATCGGAGATATATTCTTTGTGTGAGATGACCACCGACGCGCCATCCGAAGCCGGGTGGAACGTTGGGACAGGGTCCGTGTGGTCGTGTCCGACGATTGTGTCGTTTTTGGATGTGTAAGCACCGTGGCCACCCAAAACGCTACCAACGCCAGATGCAATATCCATTGCCATGCCGCCGCCTGGGACGACGCTGCGGATAACAGAGCCGCCCAAGTCCCCCAGTGCGCTTCCCAACTTAGGCATTCCGAAAAGGCCGCCGATCTTTTCACCCCAGTACCCGCCGTGCCCGCCGGTGTACATGCCGTTACCTGTGTAGTTCCAGCCCCTGCGAGCCACCAATTGGTCGCCAGTGGCTGTCCGGTAATTCTGTCCGAACTGTGCGATGGATGCGGGCGTGCCTCGCACCCAGCCAGTAGACTTTAGCGACTGATAAGGCGCCCTGCGCCGAGAAGGCCGCTTCTTGCCCCTTGACTTAGGCATTCGCACATTTACAGTCACCGCCTTACCACGCATATTCAGACGGTTTTGATTTCACTCTTTGACAAGCAAAAGCGTCTGAACGAGTTTTTGCCCTTTTAAACTCGTTCGATGTCGTTACCTACTTTGCCGCCCCATGTCATGATGGCTTATGCAGAGGCTGAGATTGCTGATGCTCAGCGTCTTGTTGCAAGAGCCATCCATCTATATCAGTGGGGTCGGCATTTGGAGCAAGGATTGCGTTACGACATCAACAATTACGTCGATCCTTCTACGAGGGAGAGGGATAAGAGACGTTTGGAGCGCGAGGTAGCCAACCAAGTTGTGCGCCGTCGCGACATTGATCGTGCTAAAGACCGTGTTGAAGCTTTAGCTGAGACGTATTCACGGTTGATGGGCACGTCTTTTTCCAGGCCTCGCCCTTATGGTGCGCCTATGGAAGGTCCAAGAATGCAGCGTCCCCAGTTTGCTGCACTTGCGCGCGATTGGGGCAGGAATGAATGAGTTAGGTAACACAACCCGATGAGTTAGGTAACTCTGTCACCGTCACTAAGGTTAGGTTAAAATTCTGAATGTAGACCTATTGTTCAAGTATTTTAGACTCGTGTGTGAACTCTGGTGACATGTTGTGTATCTCCCACCTATCAGCTGACAGCTTTGCCGTGTCCGGCATGAAGTTGGCGAAGATGATTACATGTGGGGGTTTGAAGATGACCATGCCAGATTCGTACTTACCAGAGAAGAAGATGCCGTCCTTGCATGATTCGATTGCCTCGTACGAGACGAAGTCCTCGAGTGATCTTGGCAAGCCGAAGAGGACTATGCGCGGCTTTTTCTTTGTAACGGCGATAGCCGACTTGATGTCCGCAGATTTGCCTTGCACGTAGATGGCCGGGGAGAGGTTGCACACGATGTGCTTGGCGAGCGACGTCTTGCCCATGCCTCCCACCGCGTCATAGTACCAGTGAATCTTGCGGTCATCAGGATCAGATTTGAGTAGTTCGAGCACTTCGCTCTGCCAAGGGCGTAGTGTCTCTAGTTTGAATACGTACGGAGCCACAGCTGGTTCCGGAAGTTCTGTGCCGAAGAGCCAAGGTCCGCCGATGCGGCCTTCGTCTTTGGAACAGTACAGTAGCGAGGCGTTCCAGTCCTTGCACGGTTCGAGGTGCCATCCCTCGACAATTTTCACCACTATGGGGAAATAGCTTGCAGATTTCAGTTGAAAGCACCCTTGAAAGTGGGGGGTGCCGGAGGCACCCTCCTCTTTCTGGAAGCAGTAGACCGTAGACCGTAGACCCAGCGTCGCCGCCAGTGCGTCGCCGTCCATGGTCGGGTTGTTGAGTGTGAAACACCAGCGTCTTGATTGCGGTCCCTGGTGCGAAGGCTAGGGAAGGCAAAAGAAAGTTACCAAACTGACTGGAGAAACCACTGTTACAGTGGTTATAGTATTACCTCCAGTCAGTAGACCTGCGATACCTACTATTGTGTCGCAGGTCTACATAATTCAAGACTTCTGCACTTCCTCGACGAGTTCGAGGATCTCATCGATCACCCAGTCAGCGGGGGCATCGGTGATGTATTTGTTGATCACAATGTTCTGCAGCTTGATCACAAGCTCGTTCTTTGTGATTGAACTCACCTTGATTTTCTTTGCCGGCGGCGCTGTAGGCGCTTCGAAGCCGGCGCCTACCGGGCCCGGGTCGACGGAAGTCGGCGCGATGCGTTTCTTGAGCGCTTCGGTGCGCTGGATGTGGGCGGCGAGAGTCGCGTCCGCGTGCACTTGCGCAGCGTTAACGACTTGCTCCATGGTTGGGTTCTGGTCCGCGACGAAGGGCGCGGCGTCGAATGACATGATATTTCACGAGGAAATATAAGGCAAGCACCTGTGCGATTATTTTTACGTGAATCGGCACGAGACCCGAGCGTACAACGCGTTACGGGTTGAGTCTGAACCGATACCAGATCCAATCACTGGCTAGTCTGTACTCAGATTCTGATCCTATGCAGGGGATCTGAGCTTATTTGGGTGATGCGTGCATCATGACTACTATGAAAAAATGGTGAGTATTTATATTTGCATCACAAATAAATAAATAAAGCTTTAGCGCCGGTTTGTTGATTTTTTGTGATGCACAGGAACTGTGTAGCGCTTTTGATTTCACTATTTGACAATCAAAAGCGCTTGTTTATGTCTGCGTGGAAACACGTTGATTTAAACAGTAATAATATCTGGGGCGAGGGTCCCCTTTATGGCATTGTTCCTTATACGGCGGATCGGCTTGTTCCTGTCCCTGCCGGCATCCGTCGTCTTTTTGCGCGAGCTCGGCAAGTTCGTTTTGCCGAGTCTGTGCCCCTTTCCTCCTCCACCGACGTGCCCAACGTTGTGGGAGGATCTAAGCGAAAGCGCTGTAGCCTTTGCTTTGAAGTCGGCCATAACAGCCGCTCTTGCAAACGCAAGTAACCATGGATGCTGAAGATACATCCATTGGTCGTGATAATAGCAAGCGTCGCCGCGTTGATAGCGGTAGCGGTATTGATATCCCTGTTTCTGCCGTTGCGTTAGGCCCTGCTGCTGTCTATTCGCATATAGATAGGCAGATGGTTGGTGTAAAATCGTATAAGCGACGGTCGTCGTCTGGTCGTTACAACGTTAGGGCGTTGGAAGCCATAGTCGGCTTAGCTGCGTCTGGGTTTTTTACACCTTCTACGAAGAAACGCAAGTTTGTGCCACCGGCTCAAACTGCATTGGGCTTTATTAATGTTCCGGGTTGCCCTACTAAGGGCAAGAGGAAGCGTTATACTTGAAGTTACGGCCAGTTAGTCTGGATGATACCAGAACTAGTGAAAACGTCGTTCTGCACTGTCACAACAGGCATGTCGGCGCTGCCGTCTTGCTTAGTGTTGAACAGGGTATTGTACTGCTCGACCTGGCAGTCGATCGTTGTAAACGAGCCGCCTTCCTGTATGAAGCCGATGACCACCGCTGCGTTGAGGGGTGTACCCGAAACTGCACCTGCCGGGTTAGTTACCTTAACGTGCAACTCGTACGTGATCTGGTAACCGCCACCTGCGAAGTCAACCAGAAAGCTTTCTGGCTTAAATTCGTAGTCCCACGTACCCGTATCCGTTAGGATATCACTGATGGGCGTGACTGCTTCGGTCTTACCCATCAGTTGTACGTAAGGCGTCTGTGAACCCACTGCGCCGTTAACAGTGCCGACCTTTAGGAGGACTCGGAAATTGCCCTCACACGTGTCAGGCCACACGATTGTGAGGTTGTTGTTTTCACCAGATGCAATCTGTGTGAGGTCCCAAGAGTAAGCTTCGTTGGAGCCTGCAGGTAGGCCAGCAGATGTCACACCGCAAGGGATGATCTGGCATTGAATGCTGTTCTGCTGACCGCACGCAGTCTTGTTCGTTGGGCGCCGGATTTCCTTGTCCGCCGACCACGGTGAAGAACCCACGAGGTAGAAACTATCTCGGGGGATTGACCAGCCCTTGCCGCTGAACTGTTTCGGTTTACGAAGCTCCACAGTGTACGAAACGTGCAGTTCACCCAGGGACTGGTTGAAGAAGTTCGATGGAACGTTGCACACTGCAACGTTGAGGTTCCCGAGATCGTACGTCTTAATATCCTGTTGGCCCAGAGGAGGGCCGACACGAGTGTACTTGCCAACTGAGCCGGACAGTTTGGACGGATCACACTCCACGCCATGGAGCAAGTGCCCGGAAACCTTGCCTGAAGATGCGAGGTCGCTCTCCAGCATCGTCATCTTGTCAGTAAAGGGTTCATCCGAAGGATTGTACTGTGTAACCATGACCATGGTACCAACCTGGCCTGTGCCTGAGTTGAAGTCTGTAACAGTTGACTTAAACGTGAAGATCAACTGCGAGAACGTGTATTCCTGGTAGTTGGATGCAATCTGACTTAGCCAAGGGAACGTTCTCTCCAGTGCGGGGTTGAGCCCGTACTGTTGGT